TACTGGAAGGAGATTGGGATATTAAAGAGGGAGCAGCTTTCACCGAGTTTGATCGCAACATACATGTGGTTGAGCCTTTCCATATACCTAGCAATTGGACTAAGTTTAGGGCATGTGACTATGGGTATGGAAGTCATTCTGCCGTTGTCTGGTTTGCTGTTAGCCCATCAGAACAGTTAGTAGTATATAGAGAGTTATATGTATCAAAAGTATTAGCTACAGACTTGGCTGATATGATATTAGATGAAGAAGCAGAAGACGGTAATATAAAGTATGGAGTGTTGGATAGTTCACTCTGGCACAAACGAGGAGACACAGGACCTAGCCTAGCAGAGCAAATGATTATGAAAGGCTGTAGGTTTAGACCTTCTGATAGAAGTCGAGGAAGTAGAGTATCAGGTAAAAATGAAATACATAGACGATTACAAGTTGACGAATACACCGAAGAACCACGTTTGGTTTTTTTTAGCACATGTACTAATATCATCTCGCAACTACCTGCTATACCACTGGATAAAAAAAATCCAGAAGATATAGACACAAACTCAGAAGATCACTTGTATGATGCTCTAAGATATGGTATAATGTCAAGACCACGGTTTAGTGTATTTGATTATGATCCTGCAAGCAGACAAACAAATAACATGCCTGTAGCAGACGCAACATTTGGATATTAATATGGCTGAAGATAATATAGACGAAGAAGTATTTATGGATGACTCATCAATCGCTGTTGAAGATACAGAGGTTGACAGTCAAGATGATTACAATAGTTCTAACATCATTCCATACATTATGGATAGATACAAGAAAGCTGATGACTACAGAGAGCAAGATGAGCAAAGGTGGTTACGAGCATATAGGAACTACAGAGGTCTATATGGTTCTGATGTACAGTTTACAGAAGCAGAAAAGTCACGAGTATTTATTAAAGTAACAAAAACTAAAACACTTGCAGCATATGGACAGATAGTTGATGTGCTGTTTGCTAATAATAAGTTTCCACTTACTGTAGAGCCAACAGAGCTACCAGAAGGTGTGGTATCCGATGTAAGCTTTGATCCAAAAGAGCCAGAGAACATTCGAGGAAAGCTAGACGAAATGGAAAGTCCTTATGGCTTTGCAGGGGATGGTAAAGATTTACCTGCAGGTTCTACAAAAGAAAGCCTGATGGACAAACTAGGACCTTTGGAAGGTAAGTTTGAAGATGTGGACAATTTAAGAGAGGGCGTAGGTAAAACACCTACAGCGATTACATTTAGTCCTGCAATGATTGCTGCAAAGAATATGCAGAAGCAGATACATGACCAGTTAGAAGAGTCAAACGCAAACAAACATCTACGAAGCACAGCATTTGAAATGGCTCTGTTTGGTACAGGTGTAATGAAAGGACCTTTTGCAATAGACAAAGAATATCCTAACTGGGGTGATGATGGAGAATATTCACCAGTATTTAAAACAGTACCACAAGTTTCACATGTATCTGTATGGAACTTCTTTCCTGATCCAGATGCAAACAATATGGATGAAGCACAGTATGTGATAGAAAGACACAAGATGTCACGATCACAGCTACGTGCGTTGAAGAAAAGACCTCACTTCAGAGATACTATGATAGATGAAGCTATAGAACTAGGTGAGAACTACAATAAAGAATACTGGGAAGATGATCTATCTGACTACTCACCAGAACATGCGATAGCACGATATGAAGTGTTAGAGTATTGGGGCATGGTAGATACAACTATGCTAAAAGAGCAGGGACTAGATATTCCTGAAGAGATAGCAGATCACGATGAAATACAGGCAAACATCTGGATATGCAACAGTAAAGTATTGCGAATGGTGCTGAATCCATTCAAACCTGCAAAGATACCGTACATGGCTGCTCCATACGAACTTAACCCATATAGCTTTTTTGGTGTAGGTATTGCAGAGAACATGGATGATACACAAACATTGATGAATGGTTTTATGCGAATGGCTGTGGACAATGCTGTGATGTCTGGTAATCTGTTAATAGAGATAGATGAAACAAACTTAGTACCGGGTCAAGACCTTTCTGTCTATCCGGGAAAAATATTCAGAAGACAAGGCGGCGCTCCGGGTCAAGCAATCTTTGGTACAAAGTTTCCAAACGTAGCCAACGAGAATATGCAACTGTTTGACAAAGCCAGAGTGCTTGCAGACGAAAGCACAGGATTACCAAGCTTTGCTCACGGACAAACTGGTGTCATGGGTGTGGGACGTACAGCGTCAGGTATATCTATGCTGATGAACGCAGCAAGTGGTGGCATCAAGAATGTTATAAAGAATGTAGATGATTATTTACTTAGACCATTAGGCGAAGGTCTGTTTAGATTTAACATGCAGTTTAACTTTGACAAGAAGACCAAAGGGGACTTAGAAGTGAAAGCTCGTGGTACAGAAAGCTTGATGGCAAACGAAGTGCGTAGTCAAAGACTTATGCAGTTTCTACAAGTGGCAAGCAACCAGTCACTTGCACCATTTGCAAAGTTTCAATACGTAATAAGAGAGATAGCCAAGTCACTAGACCTAGACCCAGATAAGGTGACGAACAACATGGACGAAGCTGCATTACAAGCAGAGATCATGAAAAAATTCCAACAGCAACAGCCACAACAACCACAACAGCCGACACCTCCTGCAGGAGCAGATCCACAAGATCCAACTGGAGCAGGTGGTGCGACTATAGGAACAGGGCAAGTACCGTTGCCACAGGAACAAGGATTTACAGGAAATGCAGAACAACCTACAGGACAAGCTACTCAGCAAGCTCAAGCCGTTGGTCAACAACAAGGACCAATGGGACAGCTTCAGTGATTATATAAATTACCTTATAGCACAGAACCATGCAGTTATGGAGCAGACAAACGATTTAGTTATACTGCATAGATCACAAGGTGCTATTTTGATGTTAAGACGATTGCGACAACTTAGGGATAGTGTAAACGCTAATGGAAAAACTTAGGTCTTTATCTTCTGTACTAGATGAAATAGCTGAACAGTTTGTAGACGGAGTTGTCTCAGAAAAAGTGGGAGAACCTACAGGTAAAAAGACAACTGCAGGTAGGTCTAAGATAAAAACTCCAAAAGGAGAGACAGTATCTGAAAAGTCAGTTACATTAAAATTAGGTGACAAGTATTATAACTTGCCTAGTATTTACGGTAATAAAAGATATTCTGACGATGTTTTGAGAAAAGCTTTACAAGATGGTGTAATACAGCCAACAAGTGTGCATGACTCAAACGAACAAGCTAAAGAAGCAGCTATTAAGAGAAGTAAAGGCTTAGACCAAGGAGGAGCAGTGATGCAGGAACAAATGAATATGGCTTTCATGCAAGAGGGTGGCATGCAGGATGATGGTGGTGAAACAGAACCAAAGTCAGGCAACAAAGTACCATCAGGTTCATTAAAAGAAGAAGTTGCAGACGATATACCCACAATGCTTAGTGAGGGTGAGTTTGTTTTTCCTGCAGACGTTGTACGATACATTGGTCTTGAAACATTGATGAAGATGCGTCAAGATGCAAAGCAAGGCTTGAAGATGATGGAAAAGATGGGACAGCTTGGCAATCCAGAAGAAGCTGAGATACCAGACGATGTTCCATTTGGTATGGCAGACTTAATTGTTGTGTCAGGTAAGATGAAAGAAGAAGATGACGAGAAAGAAGAAAAGGCTGAAGGTGGTGCAGTAGGACTGCAAGCAGGAGGACTGCTAGATGATCCACGATTTACAAGTCAGGTGACAGCAGGTACACAGCCGACAGAATATACAGAAGAAGAGAAACAAGAAATAAAAGAAGCATTAAAACCAGTGCCTACTCGTGGGGATGTTACACTTAAAAAGATAGTTAATCCAAACGATCCAGATGATTTTGAAATGCATCCGTTTGAAGGTGATGAGCCTATGTTTCCATTACCAGAGGGATATGTTGTAGATGAGTCTTCAACTGAAGAGCAGCTAGATCCTACAAGAGCCACTTCATCAAGTATGCCTAGTTCAGAAGAACGTAGTAAAAGAGAAAGAGATGAAGGTGTTACAACTACTACACCTATAGAAGTTCCACAATCTACAGAAGATTTAGCTAGAGAAGTACCACAAGCAAGAGGTAAACCATACGTTTTAAACGATGAAGAAGGTAATCCTATAAAACTGCAGAGATCTACATACGAAAATTTAATTAGAGAATATGAGCAATTAGGTGGCGATGCAACTTTTAATAGTTTTGCTGAATATTATAATGTTCCCTTTAGAGATAAAGTTGCATTAAATGTGGCTTATGATCTAAACACTATAGTTCCCGGAGTTAAATATTCTAAAAAAGAAACAGATAATTTATTAAAGGATTTTAGAGAAGGTAAAATAAAAGTAGGAAATCCATTATATCGTGTATTATCTAAAGCGTTTTCTACAGTTGCAAAAAGTTCTTCTGTAGCTCCTAAAGCACCACAATTAAAAGGAGAAGCTAAAAAGATTGCAACTGCTGAAAAAGAACTAGAAAAACTTACTAGTTTACCACCTACACCCACGCAAGCTACTGAAACACCAGTAACTGAAGCTGATTTAGATAAATATTATAAAAACATAGAGACAGCATCTCAAGCACCTTTAGGTGTTACTCCAGTTGATAGAACACTTTTAGGTATTAGAGGTACAACTAAAGATCCTATGATTAGATCTACATTTCGTGATCCTAAAGACCAGTTTAAAACTGTTCAAAAAGATGTTCCTTTGACAAAAGAAGCATTAGGTAGAATAGAAGCTCGAAGACAGACAGCTACAGATGTAAAAAGATTAGGTGAAGAAGCAAGGCAAAGAGCAGAACGTGGTAAGCGAGATCCTTTACAAGAAGCAGAGGAAAGAGTAGGACGGCAAAGAGAGCAAGAAGAACAACGACAAGAGGTTGCAGGTCCTAGTGGTTTTGATTTAATGTATGGTAGTAAAGGTGGGTCACCTACACGAATGTACGTAGGTGGTGTACCCACAAAACCTATGAAACCACAAAGACTGAAAAAAGGTGGTATAGCTTCACCTAAAGCTAAACCAAAGAAAATGAAGAAGGGTGGATTGGCTTCATCACGTAAAAAATAAATCCACAATATGTTGGCTACCTAACTCCCCATCAACATGGCAACAGTTAGCCCTAACGAAAGGTAAATTAAATGGCAGAACCAAATGTAATGGTAAAAGACGCTACACCTAAAAAGGTGATGGCACTAGCATCTCGAAAATATTCAAGGGATGATAGAATTAAAAAAGATGAAGAAGAGTTGGAAAAACTTCTTGCTGAACAAAGAGGTGAAACAACTGAGGAACAAAAAGCTGAAGAGGTAACAGAGGACAAAGAGCCTGAACCAACCAGTGCAGAAGAAAAGACGTTTAAAAAGCGTTATGGTGATCTGCGTAGGTATTCTCAGCAAAAAGAGACTGAACTGCAGGAGCAAGTTAAAACTCTTAAATCACAGCTAGACGAAGCAACTAAAAAACAAATAAAACTTCCTAGCAGTGATGAGGACATCGAAGCATGGACAAAGCAATATCCTGACATTGCAGCAGTCGTTGAAACAATAGCTATCAAAAAATCTCTTGAGCAAGCCGAAGGTCTTGAAAACAAAATCAAAGAGATCAATGAGATGCAACATTCAGCTACGAAGGAAAAAGCTGAAGTTGAGTTATTAAAAATGCATCCTGATTTTGCTGATATCAGAGAAAGTGATGATTTTCATAACTGGGCAGAAGAACAACCAAAGTGGGTTCAGCAAGCTCTATATGATAATGATACGGATGCAAAGGCAGCTTCTCGTGCTATAGATTTATATAAAGCTGACAAAGGTATCAGCAAAAAGAAGTCAACTAGTAAAGATGCAGCATTTGCTACAAACACTAAGTCAACGAGAACTAAACCTCAGACAAATGAAGAGTCTTCATATCTGAAAGAGTCTCAAGTACAAAAAATGTCTGCACAGGAATATGAAAAGCGAGCCGAAGAAGTTATGGAAGCTATCCGAACAGGTAAGTTTATCTATGATGTATCTGGATCAGCTAGATAAAAAAAGTGTTGACATTTTTAAAAATATATGTATAACTATGTATATACATTAAATATGCACATATAACCCCTTTATGGACTACTTATAAGTGTATATATTTTCGACAAAAAGCAATGTGATGAGAATAACCTAGTTTAACTAGCCCAGAATGTACATCTGCACCTAGAACTAAATTAGCCCCTGTATCAGTAATTGTAATTTGTATCTGTGACCTTGAAAAGTAAGGAGGATTGACTATGGCTTTTCAAACCGCTGCAGGACATACAAGTTTACCTAATGGTAATTTTAGTCCTGTTATATATTCCAAACAGGTACAGCTTGCTTTCCGTAAGTCATCTGTTGTGGAAGGTATCACAAACTCTGATTATTTCGGTGAGATTGCTCAGATGGGTGATACTGTTAAAATTATCAAAGAGCCAGAAATTACTGTAAAACAGTATGCTCGTGGCACACAAATCACACCTCAGGACTTGGACGATGAGGATTTCTCTCTAGTTGTTGACAAAGCAAACTACTTTGCATTTAAAGTTGATGACATTGAGGAAGCTCATTCACATGTTAACTTCCAATCTCTAGCAACCGATAGAGCTGCTTACAGACTTTCAGATCAGTATGATCAGGAAGTTTTAGGCTACCTATCAGGGTTTAAGCAGTCTTCTTTGAGCACTGTAGCAGGAACAGCTAACGATGTAGTTAGTGGTTCAAAAGCTGTGTCAACTGCAGGATCAAATGAACTACTTGACTCTATGTTAGTAGATGCTGCCGACTTCAACGGTGGTTCAGCAAACAACTCTATTGTTGTTCAGCCAAGAGGTATGGGTGACGGTGTTAATACCACTGCTGCACATGCTACACCTTTAGCTGTCATCAACAGAATGTCAAGAAAGCTTGACCAACAGTTTGTTGACAAAGAGGGAAGATGGCTTGTAATCGACCCAGTCTTTGCTGAATTGCTAAAAGACGAAGATTCTAGAATTATGAATGGTGACTTTGTTTCTTCAAAGGACGAACTCAAAAATGGAATGATCTTTGGCAATTTGCATGGCTTTAAAGTGTACATGTCTAACAACCTACCTGCGAAGGGTGATGGTCCTACAGGAGCTACTGCTACTGGATCAACACACTACGGAGTGATAGTTGCAGGACATAGTTCAGCAGTAGCCACTGCAGAGCAAATCAACAAAACAGAGACATATCGTGACCCTGACAGCTTTGCTGACATTGTTAGAGGTATGCATCTCTATGGACGTAAAATATTACGACCTGAAGCACTTACTCGTGCTTTTTATGTATCTAAATTCTAAGGAGTATTGAACTATGGCTACTTTTGATATGACCTCAAAAGACACTGCAGGAGTTAGTTCAGACTCTATAGCAGTGAATCAGGCTTCAAGAGCAGGTACATCCATGCGAATGGTAGAAG